ACAGTTTACATTTGATCATTTATATGGGAGAATCTAGGATAACAAGAAGCGCGAAGTGCGCCTGCTGTTTGACATCGTGAATAGACAACCAACTCCGGACCAAGCGCCGCGTACCGCGTACCGCGTACCGCGTACCGCGGATCACGGACCGGGGGCCTGAAACTTTTTTCAACTACAGAGGACGTTATGACTGAAAAATTTTCATTCAAACCAAACTATCAAGTTATTGTGACAACAACCCGTATTGGACGCTCATTAGAAGAAGTAAATGATGAACGTCAATTTGTATCTAAAAGCCAAGAGGCGATGGTGCATTTCTGTCAGATAGCAATCGGCGAGGAAGTGATCGTTACTTTTTTGCAAGATGCAAATGCGGGGAGAAATAACTTCCAAACTCAAATGTCTCTGAGGGGCAAACTTGAGTATGAAGAAAGCAGAGACCAGTACAGAGTCTTAAATGGCGTTGCTGATTACTGCTACTTCAAATCAAAGGATGTGATTTCTGCTACCTTTGATGGGACGGAAGAAACTAGCAATGATGTACCAGTATTGATCATTGAGTAACATTAGGGCGGCCTTCGGGTCGCCCTTTTTGTTTGCGGTAACATTTACCTATATAGAGCTCAAATTAAAAAAAATATTTTTTTCATTTTACAGGGTGTTACCTCCGTTACCGGTGTTACCCGTAGGTTAAACGATTATACTATAAGGCTTTTCCAGTAACATAAATGGTAACACCTCTAAAATTAATGGTGTTACCCTTAGATCAAAATTCGCCTTATGGGGGGTCTGGTTTGTTTTTTTAAAAAAAATATTTTTGACCCTATATAGGTAAATGCGTTACTTATTGGGTATGGCAAAGAAACCTGAGACCCGCGGGCGGAAGAAATGCACCATTCATACGCCCTTATCCCGTAAGCAAGAACTGTTCGTTAAAGAGCTTGTCAGCAATGACGGCCAGATAACTTTGAGGGAAGCTGCAATAAATGCCGGGTACGCTGAAAACAGCGCCCACACCCGTGCGTATGAACTAACCAATCCGAACATCAGCCCGCATGTTGTGCACCAGATAAAAGAATACCGCAAAGAACTGGACCATAAGTTTGCAATCACGTTTGGTCGGCACGTTCGAGACCTTCAGAAGATTAGGGATGAAGCCCTGCAAAATGGGGCTTACTCTGCGGCAGTGCAAGCGGAGTATCGACGGGGTCAGGCGCAAGGCGATATCTATGTAAATAAATCAGAGATCCGTCACGGCACTATCGACAGCATGTCTAAAGCTGAAGTCTTACAAGCTTTGAAAGAAATCAAAGAATCTTACCAAGGGGTAACCATTGATGTTGACCCGCAAGAAGTTGAAGCAACCGACGATAGCGCGGAAGAGCGAGAACGGATTTTACCAGCAGTTCAAAGCAGCGGTGAAGAAGCTGGACCGCAAGATCAAGCTGACGCGACTTGAATGCTGGGTGGGGGCCGGAACGCCTGACGTTTTAGTTTATGACGAAACGGGCGCGTTTCATTTTGTTGAGCTCAAATATACCGAAACCAATAAAGTACACTTTGAACCTTCACAAGTAAGCTGGCACGCCCGACATCAAGACGGGTCCGTTTGGGTTTTTGTAAAACAACGCAAGAAAGACGGGACATCCGATTGTTTTGTGTATCCGGCGGAATCCGTAATTGATTTAGCAACCGACGGCATAAAAGAAACAAAGCCCGCTTTGGTTTGTGCAGAGCCCTTTGACTGGGATAAAATTTTGCAGTTGACATGCCCCAGCTAATCCCATAAAGATGGGTCTTCATTACAGAGGAGATTGATTGATGAAAATGGAAGTATTAGTGCGGGGCACTGTTGCCCGAAAAGTAATCGTCGAAGGCAACTCGATTGCGGAGTGCGAAGCTAAAGCGTTTTGCGAATGGGCGGCAGCAGTCGGGGGCGATTACACCACAGCCGAAGCACTTTCCGGCATTAAAATTGATAGACCGGAAGAGGAGGCAGAGATATGACACGCCGATATAAACCCGCCACCGCAATAATCATTGTTACTTATGAATGTTACTTAGAGCCGGAGGACGTTGAAGCTTTGGACAATGGTAAAGATATCACTGAGATAGATGGTTGGGATGACAACCGCAAAAATGTAGAAATAAAAACTATGGAATACGGAGAACATTAAATGATATTTTTATTGGATTTATTGGGCAAAATTTTATACGGCCCTGATTATAAAAAACACGCAAACAGAGCCCGCCGGGGATCACGCCGACGGAGATAATGGAAGAGCCGCTTGACGCGGCTCTTTTTTTGTTTTAGTTATGGGATATTGTAAGACTTGGGGAATGACATGAAAACACAATTTACTAGAGTAAGCCGAAACCGAAAGGTCGGGCCAATACCAACAACAGTGACAAGCGCGAAAGCTTGTCCGGAATCGTGCCCGCTTAAAAATGCGGGCTGTTACGCCGACGGCGGGCCCACGGCTATGAACTGGCAAAAGGTTAGCGCCGGAGAACGCGGCGACGACTGGGCCGCTTTTTTGGAAAATGTAAAAAGCAAAATTATGAAGCGCGGGCTATGGCGGCACAATGTGGCCGGTGACTTGATATCTGACGGCGTGACAATTGACGCAAAAAAGCTTCGGCAGCTTGCCCAAGCAAACAAGGGAAAGCGCGGCTTTACCTACACGCACCATGACGTTTTTAATAATCCGGTGAATAAAAAAGCAATCCGCGCCGCAAATGCGGCGGGCTTCACCGTCAATCTGTCTGGCAATAACCCGGCGCACGCTGATCAATTGGCCGATGAAAACGCGGGCCCCGTTGTCACACTTTTGCCGGAAGAATACGGGCGGGCAAAAAACAACGGCGTGTTTAAAGAAAGTTTGCGGAAATACAAAAAGCGGCTTTCTAAATTATCAAAACAAACCCCCGCGGGCAGACCAATTACCGTTTGCCCCGCGACTTTTCTGGATGAAATGGATTGCGCCGCGTGCGGATTATGTCAAAACCAAAACCGCGCCGCTATTGTCGGTTTTCCGGCGCATGGATTCCGGGCGAAGAAAGCGGACGCGATTGCGCGTAAATAACTTTTGAAAAAACAGCTTTCATTTTATAGGAAAAAATGCGATAAAAAGCGGGCGGGCAATTCCGCCCGCTTTTTTGCAATGGAGTTTATTATGCAAAACACTACAGAGATCACCGCAACCGCGGCATATAAAACCGACGCCATAGCTCATGGCATTGGCAACAGCGCCGTATCCAATAATTGGTGGAACCGGCCAGCAGATGAACGGTTCTTATCGATCGACGAAATGCTTGCCCATAAGCAAGCGGACGCGGCGGGCATGACCGACAGAATCGTGAACACCCATAAGATGAAAATCGAGGGGCATATTGATGAGAGCAATTTAAGGCACGGCCAAATTGACGTTACCTATACCGACGAAAACGGGGCGGAGCATATTAACACCCCGTCGAATTGGTCCTTTAATCAATTGTCAGCATTGGCCGGAGCCCCCGCCGGATATTTGCGGAGCCTACCGGCACCCCTTGCCGCTGATGCCATGCAATGGGGCTTGACCCAAAACAGGGGCCGCGAACTGGTGAAAACCTACAGCGGCGAAAATAGCGGGTCGCAATTGCGGGCCGCAACCGGCCCCGATTATGGCCGGATCTATGACCATGAATTGCTAACGGCTATAAAGCAATTTGCCGATCCGGAACGCTGGAAGGTGCCGGGCATGATGATGCCGGGCGGGTTATATGATCCTTTCGTGCCTGTGTCACTCGACACGACTACCTTGTTCGCGTCGGACCGCGACGTTTTTGTTTTTCTGGTGGACGATACCCACCCGATTGAAATCGGAAAGCTTGCCGACGGTTCGCCCGATCTGGTTTTTCGCGGCTTTTATGCATGGAACAGCGAGACCGGAAGCAAGACGGCAGGGCTTGCCGCCATGTACCTCCGGGGCGTATGCATGAACCGCAATTTGTGGGGCGTTGAAAACTTCCAAGAGATTAAAATCCGGCACACCAAATTCGCGGCGGACAAATGGTCGGCGGAAGCGCAACCGGCTTTGGAAAGCTTCGCGAACGGGTCCAGCCAAACCCTTCTTGAGGGCGTGAAGGCGGCGCAGGATGCCAAGGTCATGGATGATAAAGACAGCCAGCTAGAATTTTTGACCAAGCGGGCCGGTCTATCCAAACGCATGGCGGGTGCGGCGATAGCCCGGCACGAAAAAGAGGAGGGCCGGCCTATGCGCTCAGTTTGGGACGCGGCTCAAGGCATTACCGCAATCGCCCGGGACGTAACGCATCAGGACGCCCGCATTGAGATCGAAAGCAAGGCCGGTGCCCTGCTCAACAAGGTCGCGGCGTGAACCAGTTTGTGTTCGTGACTTTGGGGCTGATCACAAGCGCCTATTTGCTTTTGATCATTTGAATGCCCGGACATTGAAAACGGGGGCCATTTGGTCCCCGTTTTTTTTGTGCTTTTCATTTTCTGCCGGGTCCGATAAAGTCGCAGACGTTAACCAAACTACGGAGTTTTAAAAATGTTTGAGGTTACTATCCAAAAAAATTACACCGCCGCCGTGCATGAATTTAACAAGCAATTGAATGATTTTCACGAACAGCAGATTGGACCGGACCGGCCCTATTCCGGGGACGGGACTTTGCTCGAATATATCGAACAGCTTGAAAAATCGTTTAATGAAAAAACCGATTTGACTTTTGAGCTAGGCAAAAAAACGCGGCGCGGCCATGTCGCAAGTTTTGCCCCGTCCGTTGAATGGCAACGCGCTTTTCTACACATTGAAACGGATTTTAAAAATCCATAGAGACAGCCCGGCGCACATTGTCGAGAAACGGGGGCCAGATGGCCCCCGTTTTTTTTGTGCTTCCAATTTTCTGCCGGGTCCGATAAAGTCGCAGACATGGCCGGAATGGTCCGGCCATTAACTACGGAGAAAAAAACATGTCTTTAAATTGGAATTTAGAAGACGTCGATCGCAAATTTACTCACGCCAAAGCGGACGCAGAATGGCCCAACCCGACCCCAAACTTCGGAGGCGAACCGATAGACCGGGAGGCGGAATACATGCGGCCCGAAACCGAAATTTTAATTTATCACACAATGGCCGTTAGCATGGGATCGATCACCCAAAAAAACTATAATGAGTTTTATATGCGCGTCCTTATCTGGGAGGCGTTGGAATCTTGCTCGAAGCACAGCAAGGGGTCGGCCGAATATTGGAACCGGCGCGACGGTACAAACTTTAAAGCCGGGGATAGTCCAATCACGTGGGAGCGCGTACGGGGTCATATCGGCCTTTGCACGAATGTCCCGGAGGAACCGCGCGCAAAATGGATCAAGCGCACCTGTGATCGGTTTGTGGAGGCGCACGACCGGATTGGTCGCGAAGAAGCCGCCGAATAGCAGGCGCACATTTTCGAGAAGCGGGGGCCTTTGCGCCCCCGTTTTTTTTTGCGCCTAATTTTCAGTGAAACATGCCGAGGCCCGACGCCCGCGACCCAGCCCAAACGTACCGACCAGCACGCACCGCATAGGACGGCCCGGGTCGAGCAACCGGGGCGCTACCGGGGCGAATACCGGGGCGCTGCCGGGTCGAGCAACCGGGGCGAATACCGGGGCGCTGCCGGGTCGAGCAACCGGGGCGCTGCCGGGTCGAGCAACCGGGTCGAGCAACCGGGGCGCTGCCGGGGCGCTGCCGGGGCGAATACCGGGGCGAATACCGGGGCGAATACCGGGGCGAATACCGGGGCGAATACCGGGGCGCTGCCGGCGGAAAAATCCGGGGCGCTGCCGGCGGAAAAATCCGGGGCGCTGCCGGGGCGCTGCCGGCGGAAAAATCCGGGGCGCTGCCGGCGGAAAAATCCGGGGCGCTGCCGGGGCGCTGCCGGGGCGCTGCCGGCGGAAAAATCCGGGGCGCTGCCGAACCAATTTCCACGCCGGACAATGGCCCGCGATCCGCGGCCCGCGGACACCGGACCGGCAAAAACGGCACGGGGCCCGTGGATATCGGGTCACCGGCACCGGCCAAAAAATCGCGCGGCGCGGCCAAATTTTCGCGGCCCGCGGCGCTGTGGCACGAGTGCTTGTGCCATCTCTC